AAGTATTAATGACAACTGACTACCATTATCCCACTTAACCCTTATTTGAGTCCAGTTCCCTACATTTTCCCATGCCGTAACTGTACCTGCATCTCCAAATGAAATTGATGACTCATCTCCCATAATCACACAGACTATTCTATCACCCTTTTTTACTTTTGGACTAATATTAATACCTTGTTCCATATATTTATTAAATATTATGAAAATCTTAATTTCTGAATCTTCAAACAAAATGATACTGACAGAATCGGTATTAAATGATATTAAAGATAAATTAATGTCCGCAAAGGAAGTTGCAATTATGGCGATTAAATCAACTGCAAAACAATTAAATATGGATTTAAAATTCTTATTGACTTGGGGAGCATCAATTGGTGGTTTAATGGGACCTTTATCAGATTATATTAATGGAAATTATCCTGAAATAGATGAAGCGTCAGTTTATTCTTTAATTGTTGGAGCAGTTAGTATTGTTTTCTATAATAATGAAATACAAATCAGAAAAGTAATTGAGGATATTCAAGAAAAAGGATTAAGTGATGTTTTTAGTGATGTATTGGAAAAAACAAAAGAACTTAAAAATACTTTATCAGATTTTATTAGCTCGGTAGGAATTACAGTTGGGCAAGTTGGTAATATTATATCTTACGCATTCCTAATACCTATTATACCTATGTTAATCAGTTTATCTACCAACAGTGATGCAGATACTTCACTTCTTGTAAATAAGTTGGTTAAAAGTCTTCTATCGTCAGGAGGAGTTGCGTTAAGTGCTAACTTATTAAAAGTAATATTAACTAAGATTGTTGAAAGAATTAAACAAACTCAATCTTAATTTTTAAATCTCCGTCACCTTTAATTGTTCTATGATATATTCCTTCGGGAATAAGATATTGCTTACCTATTTCCATTTTAACAGGTAATTCTTCATCCAATTGCAACATCCACCCATTCCCTTCCAAAACTTCAATAAGTCGGTTTTCTCGGTCTCTATGCCAATGCAGTTCACCTGAATCAACATTCGATTCAAACACTCTAATTTTTGATTTTTCAGTAACTTCGGAATCTTTGTATGGTTTCATATTACCAAAAACCTGGATATGTTTTTCCTCCCCACAAATGACCAAATCTATTTAAACGACACGCCCAATAACCCGCTTTCATTCTGTCGTTTTTCTTGTCGCATTGATGTCTGGATGCAAATGCTTTACGAGCCTTTGGATTGGATACTTTTGCAGTTAATCCACCTTTAACATCTCCAAAAGAAATTTTCTTAACTCTTCCTGTTGATGGGTTTTTTACATACACAACATATTTTTTACCTCCGCCACTATTTCTTCTTGGTTTTCCAATCTCAACTTTCTTACCGTTATACTCAGCCTCGTTTATAAATTCCTCAGCCATAGGTATATCCAAGTAAACTTCTTTACCACTTGATAATTTGATTTTTTTTCCCAAATCAGACTCAACAATTTCAACCTCTTCTTCGGTTAATTCCATCTCACCTGAAATATATAATTCTCTAACTTCATTAATTAAGTCAAAAAACTTTTGAGAATGTGGTCTAAACACATTTTCCATTAATGACAATTCATTATCTAAATGGTACTGTAAATTTTCAGAAACCATGACATTATTATTAGAATGTTCTAATAATACTTTTTTTAAAATTTTTTCAATTTTCATTTTTTTTCACGAAATAAAAAATATAATCCAAAGAATGATAGAGCAATACCATAGAAAATACTTGTGGTAATCCAATAAGAACTCGTAGCATCTAAAATCATCTTGAAAATTATGTCGAATCCTAAGGGGTTGAAAAACATTCCAGCCATCAGACAGAAAGTTGCTATGTTTTTGCGGAATATTTGTCTCCAAGTCATCACTATCCATTTATTTGGGTTTAAAGTTTATGAATTTGAAAAAAATCAAATTCTTTTTTATAAATATTTTGTGCGAATGAATATTTTATATATATTTGTAGAAATAATTAAAAAGTCAACCACTATGAAAAACTTAATCTTCTTATTGTTAGTTTTGTTTCTTACAAGCTGTAAGACAAATGAAATCTTATTTGTTGTTAATGTTGGAAATGAAGATGTTATGGATACTAAAGAAGTAGTATGTTTAATTTACTCTCCTGGTGACACTGCCTTAGTTTACCCAGATGAATATTACAAATTTGTTTATGATGAGTCACCTAACGATACTATGTTAAGTTCTTTTGATACTTTGGTTTATGTTAACTGGTATAGAGATTACTGTCCATAACCGTAAGTCTTATTTTAAAACTTTATAAATTTTTGTTGTGTTAACTATCACAGAGATTAATCTCCTGAACCGTAAGTTGTGCTCCCTGATGATTTTTTATTTCCTTCAAGATTTCCTCTGTTGAGTGTTACTGGTTTAAAAAGTCCTTTAACTGCTTCTGACAAATTGTTGTTACATTGTTGGTTGGCGATAGAATTTGATAATTCTGTAATTAAATTTTGAGCAGTTTCAGGATAATTGGCTCTAACATATACCGAATAGTTATCTATATACGACATTTTCCAACTATTCCAAAAATTATTCCAAAGAGTATTCCAATCTTTGTGTTGGAGGTTAGAAAGTGAGTTTACGACATCGTGTTTATCAAATAATTGTTGGTAATTAGTACTTTCACTACCTTTTAACTTTAATTGTTCTTTAATTGTTTCCCATTCTTTACGGTTAGGTAAAAATTGGGCAACTAAATAATAATCAATATTACCTTTGATAAAATTTTGAAGTTGTGGTGTTGTGTATTTTTTAAACCTTGCTTCAATTTTATCATTTGTATTTGTTCTTTGACTAGTTTCTACTAATAATAGCGCGAAATACATCATTAAAGTATCACAAATTGTTGTAACATTTTTAGCCGCGTTTGGATTATAAGTTTTATAACTTGAACTCCTTTCAGTTCCTCCAATTGTAATGGTAGCCTTCGCCTTTTCTCCATTATATCCCATGTCTTTCATTTTGTCCATTAATCTTTTTATCGCTAACAGACCATTATGGGTTGCACTAACTTTCATATTTTTATTAATGTCAAATGTTTTAGACCCACTTCCATTAATTTCAACATTACCAATTTTTAAATATTCAACGTACTTACCAGCATCATTTAATGGTCTAAAATTAATTAAATACTCATTTTCATTTCCTCTACTTTGATTAACAATATCCCCAATTGTTGATTCAAAATAATAATTTTCTAATTCCGGACCACCCTGCAATCCAAATTTTGAATTTGAATTTTTTGCACCTGTTTTTGTAAAATTGTACATTCTATCACTATCGGTTTTAGCAATAAATTCTTTGGCGGAATTTTGTTCAGTTAAATATTGATTTTTAGTGGCATTAATATGCATTTCTAAAATTCTTTCTTTTTCACTATCTGTAATGTTAAATAATTTTTTCATAAGTATTTTTTAATAAATATTTTGTGTGGACGAATATTATATATATATTTGTAGAAATAATTAAAAAGTCAACCACTATGAAAAACTTAATCGCAACTCTAATCTTAACTGTATTAACTTTAGTTGGTTTCTCTCAATTGGAGGTACCAAAAAATATTGACTTAAATGAAGTTCAAAAAGAATTTATGATTTTGTATAAAAAAAGATGTGATAGCTTGGGTCACAAAATCGAAGAAGATAATGATTTATTTGTATTATCTAATTGTCAATCAAATTATTTAAACACATTAACTGATGCTAAAATTTCACATAAACAATTAAATAATCAGTCTCTTTATTCATTAAAAGATAGACTTCATTATTTTTACCCACGATACAAAGAATATTTAGTACAAGAAGGTTTTGAAATTTCAGAAGTCATTGCAGCATATTACGATTACAATAACTTAAAAAATGAAAATAATAAAAACTTAGCCAAAGAACTTTTCACCACACTAATTAATTCCGAACCTCACAGAGAAATAATGGATGATAAAACAAAAGAACAGGTTAATTTTGTAGTAGGTTTAAATAAATCTAACGCAATTTTTGTCGTCGGCGTGTTATCAAACCAATATATTGTTAAATAAATCGATGGGATAATTATTTTCCCATCGATTTATACGCTTTCCTTTCATTTCTTTTACTTATATTCCAAACCCCAGGACATTGGAACGTATTTTCAGTTCTTAAAGTACTATCTGTGTTTTGTCTAGGTCCTCCCCCTAAATCAATATCCAATTTCCAATTCCACTTCCAAGTATTATATCTTAAAGATGCCCAATATTTTTTATTGAGTGATGATACATTATCAGGTAAAGGAGTTTTTTCTTTTCCAGGAACAGGACTATCCTTAGGTAAGTTTAAATCTAAAACTATTTCGACAGTTGGTTTTACGTATTTGAATTTTTCATACGCGACATTACCCCCTTTGTCTGAGCCGGATATTGGGTTTCCGTATTCATTTCTATACTGCTCAAAATTACCTCCATATTTAAATCCACTAAATTTAGTTGATGTAAATAAGTATGGGGAAGGAGGATTTGGTCCAGATGTTCCATCTCCGTTTGACCCATTTGGGTTTATAGTAATTGCCTCATTTTGTTTATTTAAAACTTCTCCACTACAAAATAAAGTTCTCGTTTTATTATTTTTTTCATCAACCTGACCTAGAAGGTTTCCATATTGTGTTAATAAAAAATTTAATACTGAATTAGCTCTATTTTTTGACAACTGAATAAAAGTTAAATCTGACGCGCCTTTAGTATTTCTAAATCGGCTGGCACTTGAAATTATATTAATACTTTTAACGCACATTCTAGCTCCAGGAGATTTTTTTCTAGCTTCATCTAACCACATCTGGTATGGTGCTATAAATGTATCATAAAAACTATCTACACCTAATTCACTTAATTCCCACAAATTATTTTGAAAATACCCTTGTTGAGTTTCATTTGGGGTTGTAATAGTATCGGATTGGTATACTTCCTTATCTGGAGGAGTTACTCCTTCATTATCAGGTTTAGTTAATTCTATTTCATCTTCTTTTCTACCAACTCTTGCGGATTTATATTTTCTACCTTGTTTTGTAATTACCTTTTTTATTAAATCTGCGGCAAAATATTTACCATTAACTAATATGTCATTCCAAATTGAAATTTGATTATCCCCTTTTAGTAATTTTCTAACTACACTTTCTTGTTCTAAATATTCTTTAATTTCAGCATCCAAATTAGAAATTAGTTTTAAATATACATCTCCTTTTTTTGGGTATTGTTTCGTTATTTTATCATATTCTTTTTGGTATTGACCTTCAGCTTGATTAACTCTGTTTACGTTAGAAACTCTACTGATTGGCCCAACTGTTAATGATGTGACTTGTTGTTCAGTAATGTAAAAATTTTTAGTGGCATCAATGTGCATCTCTAAAATTCTTTGTCTTTCACTGTCATTAACTTCAAATAATTTTTTCATATAAAATATTTTATTAATAAATATTAAACTAAATTAAAAATGGAATACTTATTGCAAAATATATATTATGGCAGCAAAAGTAACAAAAGGTTCAGGGTCAGCAAAGATTAATTTTGGCTCAAAAAAAGTAGGAAGATTTTCTAAAAAACAATCACCAAATAAGAAGTCTAAAAACTACAAAAAACAGTATAGAGGTCAGGGCAGATAATTATTCGTCTTTGTAAGGTCTACCCCAATTAATTTCGTTAGTTTCTGAGTCATACACATCAGTTTGAATATAGTTACCTTCCCAAACTGATTTAATACCTTGTTGGTCTTCGTAATTAACAACTTCCCTTACAGTATCTTCAGAATATGAATTTACTTTATGACGGTAAAACACATTTTGAAACGCGGTCTCACTAACTTTTGCGTCAATAAAATATTTCCCAACCGTTGGTCTTTTTAGAGTTCCATCAAAACCTTCCTGAACTAAATTTTCAATATTTAACTTAATTAAGTTTAATATAAAATCTAAATCAATTGTTTCAATATTTTTTAAACCTATCATTTTTAGGTTACTTTCGTAAATGTCTGTGATAGATTCGTATTCAAACACATCGGCAACTTCACCATAATCCTCTTCGTGACACTCATTTATAATTTCTTGACATATATAGATTAATGTTTTATCATCTAATCCTTCCAACTTTGATTTTTCCATTTAAGATATATTTATGTATATAAATATTTATATTTTTTTTTAAAAATGAATAGACGACAAAAATTAAAGACAGTTGAACAAACATTGAAAGTTTTAACTGAGGGTAAAGAAGAAATTTTATTGGAGAATCCACTAATCGCTTCTTTATTAAGAATGGGATTAACGAAATATCTTTTTGGAGATACTGTTGATAAAGTAGTAGGTAAAATAAAATCATCTAAGGATGACACTGAATCGGCATCTGATATTCTTAAAAAGGCAGGTTTAGATGTAAAAGCTGATGATGAAGAAATTGAAGATTATTTAGAAGACGATAAATTATCTGATGAAGAATTAGAAAATTTAGGTGTTGAGGATGAAGATATCTCTGAGTACGTATCCGAAGAGGATTTTAGTTTCTATACGAGAATATTAAAAGGTCTTGGTGTTCCTCTTTCTAAAAGTAATTATTTTTTCCTTTACGGAATTGCCCAAAGTGAAGTTACAAAGGCAAAATACAATCCATTTGCAACTACTATGAAAATGCCAGGTTCTAAATTATTTGGGACTAATGTTGCGGGTGTTCAGTCTTATTCTGATGAAAAAGAAGGAATTAAAGCAACAGTAGATACTATGAAATTAAAATACTATAAGTCTATTGTTGACGCAATGAAACAAAACGATGGTTCAGATTGGGAAAGTGAGTTAGAAAATGTTGCCGAAAAGTGGGTCGCCAGTCCTTGGGGAACTAAGACATTGATGCCAAATATTCACGGATATATCTCAGGAAACGAACCAAAACCAAAAGCAATTAGTCGTTCATAGAAAATTTATCAGACTTAATTTTTAATTGAGATTTTAAAAAATCATAAGTAAGAGACAAATCATTATCGTTTGTCTCTTCTTTATTTATATGCTTTTGGTAAAATAATTCTAACAGTTTTTCACAAGAATTTACATGGTAGATGTTTTCACAGCTTCTGATTGAGCTTAAAACTTTTTCAAAGTCATTATCCATATTAAAGATAGTTTAAATAGGTTGGATTTTTTTTTCTAAAAACTTCATACATAATTTTAGGTTCTTCACCATTAGTTTGAATCTTTCTCCTTTTGGCAAACAAATTAACCCAATGTGTTGATAACTGTTCAATAATTTGAGGTAGTGTTTGTTCGTATGTCAAAATCTTAATTTGGGTTAGACCCTGATTGTTGTTAAATTTTTTAACATTATTATTGAGTAATATCACCTCAATGTTTGCATTTATTGGGTGAGTTGAACTACAAAATCTTAAATACTCGTGTAATATTTTATTTGACATTTGGTCTAATTTTGACCCGTTATCGATTAACCTAATTTCCATACTGATAAATATTTGAATAATCAAACATAATTATTTATATTTTAATAGTAAAACATGGATAGACAAGAATTCTTAGAAAATTTAATAACTGAGTTTTTATCAGACAACTACATTTATACTCAGGGTATTAAAGATTTATCAATTCAGAAAATTGAAGACAGGAATAATGTTTCATTAGTTATATTAGTCAATAATAATAAAATTAAAGACATAATAGGTAATGACTTATACTCGGACTTATTTAGTGAAAACAAAGTAATAACTATTTTTTCAGTTAGGTGGTTCCTTAAACAAAAAAATGTTGATTTAGACATAATGAGAGAGGAATTAAAAAACTTATATAAAATGTTATACTCAGATAGGATACATAATTTTGACATTTATTTAGAAATAGTAGATGAGGGATGATATTGAAAAACTAATTAATGTAATGAACGACTCCGACATTCCAATTCTTTTTGGAGACGGAGCCAAGATTGTTGTTGATGGATTTAATTTTTCGGATTACCAGTCAATTTATTATGTATCTTTGAAACTTGTTGATTGTAATCCTGAACTTGCTGTTGATGTGTTTCCCGAGGCTTTGGAAATACTATTTCACGACATTTGGGTTTGTTTACCAACGAAGTATAATTATATTTTAACAACATCTATGAACCACTAATTATGGCACATCCAATACTACACGCAAAATCATCGGCAAAATTGTTCGGAGGAAAATGGGAAGATTATATTCACTTGCATCAATGGTTAGATGAAACAAAAGGATGGTATGGACATTCATTACATAGAATGTTTCGACATCACTCAGAAGGGATATTTGAAATGGAACAGAGGTTTGGTTCGTCATTTGAAAATAGCGATGGTTTAACCGTATATACTCGTTATGTTGGCGAGCAACATGTTAAAGAGGATTGTAATAACTATATTCCAACCGCAAAAGAATGGGTTGATGGTATATCAGGAGCTAAGAGACCATTATGGATGTTAAAAACTATGAAATTAGAAATTGAAGACTAATATTTATTGATATGGAACAACTTGAAAAAATAAAAAAATTTTTACAAACAGATTTTGCAAAACAATCGTTAGAGTCATTATCAGTCATCACTCAAATGTATGGTGAGGATGAAATATCTCAAACATTATATTACTATGAAGGCGATAGCCATCCTGCACTTTATTATGACCCATATTTAGGTAGAAGTGATATTAAAGAATTAAAATCAGGTCTCTTAAAACAATTTTTAGAATCATTATATGAATTAATTCAAGAAGATATATTGGATTTGTTTGAAGACGAATTATATAAATATGACTCATTTAATAGTAGTTCTTTTTATGTTGATTTAAATTTTGAAACAAAAAAGTTAAATTTAAGTTGTTCCGTTACAGTAATGGACACCGAATACTCCAATCACGAATTTGAAATCACCGATACTAATGTTATTGAAAGTATGAGAGAGTTATTCGATAACGGACATAACAAAATAAGAGTTGATTTTTCAGGTGGTGGTGACAGTGGTTATATTGAGAGTACTGGTAATACTTCTGATGATAATCAAATTAATATTCCGGCAACAATTGAGGATGAATTGTATAGAGTATTGGAAGATGTACAAAGTGGTTGGGAAATTAATGAAGGTTCACAAGGAAATTTTCTTATAGATTGTGCCGCAACAAAAATTTATCTTGAGTTTGGTTTGAATTACGAGAAAGGAGAAAGAGTAGAAGATGAATTTAGTATTGATTTACAATATTAAAAAATCTGAATAGTTCTCTGAGGTCTGTCGTCACCAAAATCAGGACAGAAGTAGATGTTTTTAGCGTCGTGATAAATTGTTCCACCAATTCCATTTGGAATTTTGTGTTTTTCCATGAATTTGTCATCCACATCAATTTGATGATTACCGTCATGAACTATAAAACATTTGTTCTCAAATGCACAATGATACTGTTGTGATTTATTTTTCTCTCTGAAAAATTCATCAGGAGACATTACATATCTTGCAACATTTTCATTCATTAAATTTTTAACAACTCTTTCCAACTGACTTTCAGTTATATTGATAATCTTCTTTTTCATATACTATAAATACTTTTCACTTTTAATTTTATTAAAATAAGATTGTGCATGTTTAAATCTATTCCCTTCCTCACCTCTTATAAATTTTTTATTTATTTCTAATGCCTTTCCACCTGAAACTGAACCGTCACCATCTTTACTAAGTTTTTTATTTTTCAATTCTCCAAGTAATGATTCATATTTTGACAATTCAGATATCAAAAAATTAAGTTGAGTGTTAATAGAGTTAAATGAATTTGGATAACGACACATTAATTGTTTCAATCGACTTGGGTTTTCTTTATCCTTACAATTAGTGGTAATATTTGGAATTTTATTATTAACAAATTTAACATCATTTTTTACATTAGGATAAAACCTTTGACCTCTCCATTGAATTAATCCAAAAGATGGGGCACCTTTGTCATTAACTGCCTTTTTAGTTATTGTATCACCATTAAATGAAGTTTCTTGGAATATATTCCCCATAATTGCAGCGGTTCCCATTTTGGTAAACCCATTACCCCTTAAAAATTTGTAAACAGTTAATTCATTATTAGACAATGGTGGGTATGACTTATCACTTGATTTTGATAGTTTAGCAGATATTTCGTCTCTTGTATAAACCTTATCAGTTTTTTCATTCCAAAGACCGTTTTGTTTTAACCAATTAACATCTAAATCATTTGTGGTTCCAACTCCAGTACCTTCCTCAACTGCCATCCAAAATCTTGCAAAGTTTTGTTTTGCCCTATCCCACCCATATTTTTTAACACTTGCGTTAAACCATGTTTTCCAATCCTCAAATTTCCACCAACTGTCAGGACCAAAATCATCCAAATCAGGATGTGAGTCAGGATTTTTTGGGTCAGCTCCTTCGGTTTCATTTATGTTTTTAGACTCACCAATCTCAGGTTTTAATACCGTCATAGCCTCAGGAAAATCTTTATCTAATATTTCATTGTTCTTACCTTCATACGGAATATTTTGTAACACATATCTAATCGCATTTAGACCTGATACTCTTTTATCATTTGCGTCCAATATTACCCAAGGGTGATTAACCGTAGATGTTTTATCAAATAATTTTTGTTTGAACTCTGAGAACCTGTCCCACATATCTTGCATTTTCTCGTCATTAGGTGAATATTTCCAATATTTGACAGGTGATTGTTGTCTCATTTGAAATCTCTTTGCCTGAGTCTCCTTATCAATTGAGAACCATAGTTTAAACAAATAATCCCCATCCTTTACTAAGTCCTTCTCAAAATCTTCAACATTATTCATAAAGTCCTCATATTCTTCAGGTGACCCATACCCCATAACAGGTTCAACAAGTCCTCTGTTATACCAACTTCTATCAAAGAAATTAATCATACCTTTTTGAATTTGGTTACGGTATCTATCCCACCATGCTTTTCGTTCTTCTGGTGTTGGAATTCCTAACGCAATAATGTTATAATATCTTGGATTTAAATTTTCTGTGAATTTTTTAATTGTTGACCCTTTACCTGCCGAGTCCCTACCTTCAAAGACAATAATAACAGTTTTTCCTGTTTTCTTTATCCATTCTTGCATTTTAAGCAACTCAACTTGTAAGTAATATAATTCTTTATTATATACTTTTTTCTTAATCATTGACGGCTCTTGTGGTTCAAAAGTAAATTCCTCAGGTTCTGGTTCCCCATCATCAAAATCTTGTTTGTTTCTTTTCTTTAAAGCCTTTAATACATTTTGTAGATACTTTGTGATATTTTTTTTCTTATCACCTTTTTTCATCAAAACATTACGAACACCTCTCTCAAGTAAATCTAAATTAATTGGGGACTCATAACCCTTATCAAGTATGTCATACAACAATACTTCAATTTGTCTCGTATAAACTTTTTCGTTTTTTAATATATTTGAGATTGTAAATTCATAATCCTCGGCGGCCTTAACTTCCTCATTTAAGGTCACTCCAAGTAAACTTCTATATCTATTAACTTCTGAAAGTAATTTTTTCATATAATATAAATATTACAAAAAATAATTGATTGTTTTTTAATTTACACTATATTTAATAAAAAGTATGAGAAATAAATTACGAAACATATATGATTTAGTAAAAGTGTCCTGACAATTGTCAGGATTTTTTTTACCCATACGTGAACAATAAACAAAAAATAAAAAAAAATGAAAGACACAAAAACTTACAATGAATTAGTCCAAAAAATGAGGACATTCTTCCAATCAAAGGGATTTAAAGAAGTCCCAACTCAATCAAGATTATCAATCTTAGCGGCATGTGAAAACCCACATTCAATTACCACATTTAATTATAGTGGAGAGGTTTGGCCATTACCACAAACAGGTCAAATGTGGTTAGAATACGAACTTCTTAAAAATCCTGAATGGAATGGTGTATATTGCATTTCAACATCGTATAGACAAGAAAAAACACCAATACCAGGTCGTCACGAATTAATCTTTCCAATGTTTGAATTTGAATCAAAGGGCGGAATGAAAGAAATGTTAAAACTTGAATCAGAACTTTTGGATTATTTAGGTTTTGATAATCCTGTTGAAGTAAATTACGATGATGTTTGTGAAGAATACGGTGGAGTATCAATTTTAGAGGACGAACACGAAACAAGAATGTGGAAAGAAAAAGGTAGTGTAGTATCATTACAAAATTTCCCATACAGAACAAACCCATTTTGGAATATGAAAGAGGGTGAAAACAAAGTATTCAATAAAGTGGATGTAATTCTTTACGGACAAGAAACAATTGGTTCGGCAGAAAGAAGTTGTAATGTTGAAGAAATGAGAAATAATTTCTATACAATTGAAAATGGTGGTTACTCAGCAAAATTGTTTGAATTATTTGGAAAAGAAAGAGTTGAAAAAGAATTGGAAGAGTTTTTATCACATGATTTCTTCCCTCGTTTTGGTGGAGGAATTGGAATGACAAGACTTGCAAGAGCTTATCAGTTAATGATGGAGGAAGTAGAAGCTTTCTAAAATGAAAATCCCCTCAAATTAGAGGGGATTTTTTTATTCCTTAATTTCAGACATCAATCGTCCCCATAAAAACATTTGAACGATTCCCAAAATGATTCCAATTGTTAACACTGATTGGTTAGGAGCATTTACAATCAAAATAGTATCCATAGCCAAAGCCATCATACAAGCGGTCATTTTAAGTTTCAAGTTTTTCATAGTTGTGTGGGGTTTTAATTATTTCTACAAATATAAAACAAAAAACCCTCACTCTGAGGGTTTTTATAAAAAATATTTTTTAAAATTATCTTCTTGGGAATTTTCTTGTTTTTCTTCTAATAGATTCTGTAACATTATCCACATCAACATCCATATCAGTTTCCATTTCACTACCTGACATTCCCTCATCACCTTTTGGTTCATTTGCTTCAACAAAATCCAATATTTTCTGAGCTTTTTTATCTTTTCCTTGGTTCATTAATTCTTGTGCCATTGATTTTAAATAATCATAACCTGCAATACCTAATAAACCAATTGTAGTCCCGATTATAGTATAGATAGCATCGGCTGTTTCCATAGCTTCAGGGTTTACGAAATTTTCCATTTCGTTAATTCTTCTTTTATTTTGAGTTTTTTTAGATTCAATAACTAATTTCTTAATAAGACTAGTTAATTCAGTCTCAGTTAATCTTACAACTTTTTTCATTTTCTTTTTTTATAATAAATATTAAAGTTTTTAAAAAAATGTTTGATTTAATAAAATTAAAATATTACCATTATCAAAAAAAGATATGAGTATAATTAAAAACGGAGATACTGTGTCCGTTAACTACACAGGAAAATTAGAAGACGGTTCAGTATTTGACACATCTTTACAAGAAGGTCGTGAACCATTAACCGCAACATTAGGACAGGGTCAATTGATTCCAGGTTTTGAAAATGGTCTTATTGGTATGACTATTGGTGAATCCAAAACTGTTGAAATTGAGCCGGAAAATGCTTACGGAACTCACAACCCAATGCTTAAACAAGAAGTTGGTAAAGACCAAGTTCCTCAGGATGTTAAAGTTGGTGATATGTTACAAGGAATGTCTCAAAATGGTCCAATCAATGTCCGCATAGATGAAATTAAAGAATCAACGGTTGTAATTGATATGAACCACCCATTAGCTGGTAAAAAATTGATTTTTGATTTAGAAGTTATTTCAGTTAACTAAAATTAAAAACCCCTCAAATTGAGGGGTTTTTTTATTGTGCGATTGGTTGGAACTTTGTTCCACAAAGGAATAAATTATTTCTTAACCATTTTGATAATGCTCCATTATTATATTTGTCACCTTTTTTAGTTCTTTTGAGTTTGGAGGATTTGTTTGTTCCTTTTACTGTAGCTTCTGTTTCATCATCTGTAACCCCTTGATACTGTGGATTTTGTTGGGGTTCTTTATATAACTCAAATAAGCCATCTTTACATCTATAAAGAAAAACAATGTCTCCAATGTATGGACTATCCTCTGATTCTTGTTGTTCACCAATTCTTCCATTAATAAAAACAGAATCTTGTCCATTATCACTTGTCATAGAAATTTTAGTTATCTGAACGTCCAAGTTTTGTTTACGATTTAAAAATCCACCTACTTCAATAAACCCATATTTAGGTTGTTTTTGTATAAGTTGATATATCCTAGTTTTTCTAGTTTTTTGTAATTCAGTTTCTTTTTTGGCAGGTTGATTAGTGGATGTTCCATATTTTTTTAAGTCCTCATCACTTGGAACTCCTTGTTCTGGTTTTTTTGCGGTTGGTGGTGTTGTTGTTTGAGTCTTCGCTGAGGTAGTATTCCCTCCTCCACCAAACATATCACCTTCTTCATCATCTTGGGCTTGCTCAATTAAAAAAGTTTTTCTAATTGCACTTCTATGCATTTCCAAAATTCTATTTTTTTCATTAATATCAATGCTTAAAATTTTTCTCATAATTTTATTTTATTTTATTTTATTATAAATATCACTAAATTTTATTTACGCCACAAAGTTTTAAATTTGTTTTTAATAATTTATAAAAAGTATTATTTGCATATAAACCATATCTCTTGCCAAATGATAAAGATTTTTTATCAATTATACTTTCATCATCAATATATTTTTTAGGATACGACAATATTTCAAAATACCCATATTCATCACAATTCAATAACAAAACAATTTTATCTTCATACGATACAAATGAACCAAACACCACAACACTGTCAAGCCCGTCATCATTTAATATTTTGATATTATCAATCGATACTTGTATTTTTTTATCGTTATTTGTTTTTTTATAAAATGTTAGTGTCCTTTCAGTACTTAATATTTCTTCAATAATTTTATCTCTCCAACTTTTCTCTTTTGGTTTTATTTTTTTGAGACTTACTTTAATAGATTTTACTCCATCTATTTTTATACTTTTCGATTCATAACCATCTTTAATTAATTCTATTGTATAAGGGTAATTAAATTTATCCGTTTTAAGTGTCTTACTATTTAATTGGTACTGTTCACCTCCCATATTAAATGACACATTATCTACTTTATTACCATCATCATCAACTACATAAATTTTTAAAGGTTTTAATGTGATAGATAACTCAATTGGTTCCCCATTAAAATCGATAAATTCCTTTTCATATCCATTCTTTTCAAATTGAATTTCAGATTTTTTTTGAATTCCGCTTTTAATGAACTTACCACTGTCATCAGTTTTAGATACTTGAGGTTCTCCTGATGGATTTTTATAAGTCACTTTAACATTTGCAAGTGGAGAATCATTTTTGTCAATAATTTTTATATTAATATCATTTTTTTCCTCAATACTTAAAACTTTACCAACATCTGGTTTTAAAAATATTTCGTAATTTGTTTTTGATTTTTCAAGACTATTTTCATAATTATTATATGCAACAAATGATACTCCAAATTTAACTCCACTATCAGGAACTGATATTATTACGGAACCTTCATCATCGGTTTGTCCACCATTAATTGGTTTTCTATCAGAATTAAATATTATAACATTTGCACCAGGTATAGTTTGTTTTGTTTCTTCATCTTTAACTGTGAATTTCACATCATTATTTGTTTGTTCAAATAATAATCCACCATATAATTTACGAATTTGTGTTTTTTCTTCTTCAGTTATTAAAAATTTTCGTGACATATCATATAAATACTTAATTTTTATTAAATTTGTAGTATGAATATTTTCTTTTTGGATTGGGACACAGAAAAATGTGCAAAATACCACTGTGATAAACATGTGGTTAAAATGATATTGGAAACAGCTCAACTATTGTGCGGTGCTCATCATATGACCCACCAAGTACCCACCAAGTACCCACCAACTACCGACCAAGTAAACGACCAAGTGCCGTACAAGTTATCACACAAAAATCACCCTTGTGCTATTTGGACTCGTGAGAGTTTAAGTAATTATCTTTACCTATGCGAATTGGGTCTTGAGTTATGTAAAGAATATACGTACCGATATGGTAAAAGACATAAATCCCAAGATGTTATTGAGTGGTGTATAACAAATAAGTTAAACATCGTAGATAAAGGTTTTACTGAACCGCCAAAAGCAATGCCGGACGAATACAAAGTATCTGATGTTGTAGAATCTTATCGAAACTACTATCGTGGAGCTAAATCAGGGTTTGCGGTTTGGAAAAATAGAGAAGTACCTAATTGGTTTACAACATCCCTTGAATTTCATTCATAATCATCATTAATTGATTATTTAATTTTGAAATTCTTTGTTGTTGGGACTCGTTTAAATCAATACTTTCACCTTTGATTGATTGAATCTGATTAGATATTTTAGTATGTTCCCCTAATAGGTAATTATATCTTTGAGCTTTTTGTTCATTAGTCATGATAATAGTATAGTTGATTAATTAAAAAATTAAATTTCTTTTTTAATTAATTTCAAAACTTCAAAGTTTTTTTTAATCTGTTTAATTTTTTTTGCAAAATTTGCTCTGTTTCTTGTTTTGTTTTTTGGTTTTCTTGCCTTTGCCATAGTTTTGTTTTTAGAATAAATAGTATTATATTTGTATTATGAAGGAATTGATATTTAAAAAGAACGGTGTAGTTAACATCCCTCTTACATATTGGCAAATTGATAAACGGTATACTGTTGCAATTTATCAGGGTGGAAGGGGAGCTCGTCCTGATTTGGATTTTATTGTTAAATATAAAGAAGAAGGTAAAAGATTAAGAACACCATCCCATACCCATTGGATTGTTGATTTGATTGCCAAAGCTCAATACGATAAGGTTAAAGTCAAATCATATGTGGAAGATATGATTAAGATGTATGATGAGTGTGAACCATTTAAAAGTGTTGAAGAACGAGACAATTACAAATTACAATGTCCAACTAAATTTTGGATGAACCATATTATGATTGAGGATAAAGGGTATTACCCATTACAAGTATTAACATCATTTATTGAATTATTTTCCAAGTGTGAAAAACAAACACCTGATGCATTCATGTTCAGAAATCTATTGGTATTGGTTAAAGAATACTGTGAAGGGAAAAAAGATTTTTACCAAATTGTTGGTTACTCTAAACGAGTTTAATCTTCAAAATTTTTATTAGAGTCGTAAAATTCTCTATATCGATTATACATTTCAATAGTCGAATGACTACTTGTTATTCCACCACTAAAAAGTCTATCAGGGAAAAATTTTGTAATTGATTTAATAAGTGGGTATTTTTCTGACATTAATCTATCAGACTCATCTTTTGAAAATGCCTTTTTAAATAGTATGGTAATGTGACAAATAATACCATATTTGCTGTTATATATATCAACTGCAATTCCTGAGTAATTGTCAGATAAGAGTTGCTCATCCAACATACTTTCCGTAATTGCTTTAACTACTTCTTCTAATTCTTCGGCTTGTGATTTATTCATATGTAGTGAGAGTAAAATCTGAATTTATATCCTTTAAAATAATTGTTTAGTTCTTTTTCAATTTCAGAACCTGTTCTTTTCACCACCGCATTAAATTTTAACCCCATCTCTATCGATTTCTTTCTATCCCAAAAAATATTAATATCTATACTGTTAAACAACTCATTATAATCCGCCCATATTTTATTAACAGAATCGTATTCATTTGAATCTAAGTAACTTTGGATTATGGTTAATTCTTTCATATGTAGTGATTGTAGAGCATAAATTTATACCCTTTAAAATAACTATTTAATTCTTTTCCAATTTGGATA